ATGGAAGATATACAGGCAGTTTGGGCGCATTCTCTCGGCTGACCCGTCCGGCGTTGACCTTATGAGGGAAAACGCCAATGTCCGCGGCGGGGCTCCGATGGGCCGTATGCTCCGCATCGGGTCGGAGGCGTCCAAGTATTACTTCCTCAATAATCCGGACATTATCCCTAAAGACACGGCGAACCTTCACAGGCTTGGGGTCATTCACATTCACGACCTTGATTTCTATGGGACGTCTCTGAACTGTCTTCAGATACCGCTGTCTGAGGTTCTGGCGAGAGGGTTCAGTACGGGACACGGGTCGGTGCGTCCGCCGAAAGGGATACGGACGGCCGCGGCTCTCGCCTGTATAGTGCTCCAGTCGAACCAGAATGACATGTTTGGCGGGCAGAGCATACCAGACTTCGAGTACGCGCTTGCCCCATATGTGGACGCTACGTATAAGCATTATGTTGAGATGCTGAAATATCTGGGCTTCACTGGTTCTGTGGAGGCTGAGGCGTGGAAGCTTACGTCTCATGAGACCTATCAGGCTATGGAGGCGCTGCTTCATAACCTGAATACCATGGCTTCACGTGCCGGAGCGCAGGTTCCATTTTCATCCATTAACTATGGTACAGGGACGACTAAAGAGCAGAGGCTTGTTATCAGGAGTATTCTGCTCGCCACAGAGGCGGGGCTTGGGCATGGGGAGACTCCTATTTTCCCCGTACAGGTCTTCAAGGTGAAGGATGGTGTCAACTACAATTATGGCGACCCGAACCACGACCTGTTTGAGCTGTCGGTGAAAGTCTCGGCGAAACGCCTGTTCCCGAACTGGGAATTTCTGGACGCTCCTTTCAATCTTCAGTATTATCGCCCGGGTCATGTCGAGACGGAGGTAGCCACCATGGGCTGCCGGACGAGAGTTATGGCGGACAGGTTTGGGGAGGATATTACTCCGGGCAGGGGCAACCTCTCGTTTACGAGTATTAACCTTCCCCACATTGCGATTGTCAACAGGGGGAAGGGTATCAAAGCTTTCATGGCTGCGCTTGACTCGGTTGTTGACACAGTAGTCAGTCAGCTTGTTTCCCGTTACAGGATTCAGGCGAATCTGAGAGTGAAAAACCTGCCGTTCCTTATGGGACAGGGGCTTTATGAGGACAGTAAAGACCTTGACCCGGATGACAGGATAGAGAAAGCCATCAGGCATGGCACGCTTGGTATAGGCTTCGTTGGCCTTGCTGAGGCGCTTGTCGCTCTCACGGGGCATCATCATGGAGAGACCGATGAAGCGGAACAGCTTGGGCTTGATATTGTCAGGCAGCTGCGTCTGAGGGCCGATTTGGCATGTGAGAAGTACGACCTTAATTTCTCGCTTATCGGGTCTCCGGCGGAGAGCACGGCTGGAGCGTTTCTCAGGGCGGACAGGAAAGAGTTCGGACTTATCCCTGGTGTGACGGACAAAGAGTATTATACGAATAGCCATCACATACCGGTGAAGTTCCCCATATCTGCGTACAGGAAGATTAAGCTTGAGGCTCCTTTTCATGAGCTTGAGAACGGCGGGCATATTACTTATGTTGAGCTTGACGGCGATACGGCGAAGAATCCGGAGGCTGTTATGAGCGTGGTAAAGTGTATGCACGACTCCGGTATAGGCTACGGAGCTGTTAACCATCCTGTAGACCGTGACCCTGTATGCGGGTATACGGGAGTGATTGGTGACACCTGCCCCTTGTGCGGGCGTCATGACGGCGAGGCTGTCAGTAAAGAGAAGCTTCGTCAGATTAGGAAGAACGCTCTTTAGGAGGATATTATGAAAGAGACTAGAGACTCAGGCATGATTGGCGATGGCATTCACTTCGAGCGCATCAGGCGTGTGACCGGGTATCTGACCGGAGACCTCAGCACATGGAACGATGCCAAGCGCGCGGAGGAAAGAGACAGGGTGCGGCATGGGGTAGAAGGAGACGGGCGTGGCGGTCGAGATAGATAAGATAGCCCGTCACCTTGCTGGCAGGGGGGAGCTCTGCGGGTATTCCCTGCGGGGCTACATCCCCTGCTACATGGACGATGGCAGTTATAAACCTGTTCTTTACTATGGCACGACAAGTATTGCTGACGTTATTCCCATAGACCCGGAGAAGGGTATACAGATAGGAGCGGGGTTTGACCTTGGAGCGTACAGGAGGATTGAGCTTAAAAGACTTGGTGTTCCTGAGGAGCTTCTTAAGAAGCTGTCACGGTATACGGTGCATGTGGGTGGGGACGCTCTGTGCTGGCTCAGGAACAGGCCTTTCTCTGTTACTCCTGAGCAGGCGTTTCTGCTGACCCGTATCATGGTTGAGGAGTACTGCTGTATTACGCTTATTCCTCAATGGAACGATGCGCAGGAGTATAAGCCATTCTCCCGTATGAGCTGGCAGGAACAGGCGGTTATATTTGATGTCGCCCATGAGGCTGGCATTGACAGCGTTATCTGCAATATAGGACGTTATTGCGACCTGCTGCGCAGTAAAAACTACGCCGCTATTTTTAGCGGACTGGAGAGATACAGGCATGCGATTACCGGTGGATATGCAGCGGCCCCTGATGATGACTAAACGTGTGGCGCAGAACTCTGACTGCCGCAGACGGCGTGTTGGGTGCATTATTGTCCGGTGGGACGGACTGGTTGTTTCCTGCGGGTACAACCACAATCCTTACCCCGGAAGGAAATGTGAGTCCTGCCCACGGGAGAAGTATGCTTCCGGTGACAGGCTTGACCTGTGTCATGCCGTTCACGCGGAAGCTGATGCCATAGCTCATGCCGCGGCGCTGGGGGTGAAAGTGACAGGGTGTACTGCGTTCGTATCGGTGTTCCCGTGTCCGTCCTGTACTGGTCTGTTGATTGAGTCCGGTATCTCGCGGGTGATTGTCATTGATGGTTATGCCGGGGCAAAAGGTTCTGAGGAGCTGTTTCGTGACGCAGGGTATATTATAAAGCCTCAGGCGGATTATACAGCATACAGTTTT